AAAACGAGATCTCGAATTTCGAGTATGAGCATCCCGATCGGTACACCACTGAGAAAATCCGGGACATTAAGAACACGATCGATAGCGCTGACTTCGAGTGCCTGTTCATGCAGCATGGCATTGAGAAAGAGGGTTTGGCGTTCCCTGCTGACAGTCTGAAATACTATAACGGTGTGCTGCCTGACGGCGAACCGGATAATATCTGTTTCGTCAATGACGTAGCCTGGGGTGGCGGCGATAGCCTGTCCATGCCCATAGCATACGTTTTCGGCCAGAATGTTTATATCCATGACTGGGTATTCGATAAGCGGGATAAGAGTTTCACGAAACCCCGTGTGATCGGTAAGATCTTGCAACATAAGATCAAAATGGGCCGAACGGAGGCCAACAACGGCGGCGACGAATATTCCGATGATGTATACCGTATTCTCCGGTCGGAGCATAGATACAGCATCAACATGAGCCATAAGAAAGCCCCGACGAACATGGCGAAGTTGACTCGAATTGAGCAGCACTCCCCTACGATCAAGCAGTTTTACTTCCGGTCGGATACTTGCCGGGATGATGATTACCGCAAGGCCATGAATGAGCTGACCGGCTTTTCGTTCACCACAAAGAACCTACACGATGATGCAGCGGATAGTCTGGCTATGCTGGCCGATTATCTGGCCGGTGGCATTAAGAGTGTGAGTGTGGCGAAACGCCCATTTTAACAGAAAAAGAGGTACGCAAATTTGCGTACCTCTTTTTCTTTAGGAAGGAGAAAGGGAATGAAATGGGTAGGAGTCATATCTTGCCTAGACAGGACAATTCTACTATATTTCTTCCTGGATGTCAATATCTTGTGTCATAAAAACTTGACAGACACAAGATATAGTGTTATAGTGTAGGCGAGAAAATATAACGGTGCGTTATATGGTGGTGAGAAATACGGAAACGAGACAGTTGTTTGGCCGAACTACGATCTATACGGACGAGGAATTTATTACTTCCGAGAACGTGGTCGAGGTTCTGCGAAAGGCCGTTCTGGTACATAGCCAGAACCAGAACGAAATCGAATATCTGTGGAATTACTATCGCGGCAAGACCCCGATCCTGGGTAAGACGAAAGAGGTTCGTGAGAACATCAATCACAAGATCGCGGTCAACCGGGCCAACGAAATCGTGACCTTTAAGCGTGGCTATGGTTTCGGTGAACCGATCCAGTATATTCGTCGCGGCTCCGATGAAAGTCTCACTGACGATATCGCGGCTCTGAATGAGTATATGTTCGCCCAGAGTAAACACGCGAAGGACAGCACTCTCGCTGAGTGGATGTATGTTTGCGGTCTGGGCATGCGAATGGTTCTCCCTGGCCGGGATGTAGACGAGCCGTTTGAAATTTTCACTCTCGATCCCCGGTATAGCTTTGTTGTTCGATACAACGGTCTGGGTGAGCCGGTTGTCATGGGCGTTAAGTTCGTGAAGCGCGAGGGCGGCCAGATCCGATATAGCGTGTACACCAGAGATCGCTATTTCGAGATCGAGAAGGATATGATTGTGAAAAATCAGGCTCATGTGCTGGGCGATGTTCCGATTTTCGTCTACCCTGCTAATCAGGCTCAGACCGGCGCGTTTGAGATCGTCCTTCCCCTACTGGATGCCATTAACGAGTTGGAAAGCAACCGCATGGATGATGTTGTCCAGTACGTCAATAGCTTCCTGGCTTTGATGGGTGGCACGATTGACGAGGAAACGGCTGCGAAGCTGGAGGAGTATAAGATGCTGTGTCTGCCCGAAGGTGTGGACGCTAAGTATCTGAGCGGCCAGATGCAGCAGAGCGATGTACAGGTTCAGGTTGATAATCTGTACGAAGCTGTGCTGACGATTACCGGCACTCCGAACCGAAACGGCGGCAGCTCTACCAGCGATACCGGTTCTGCTGTCATTATGCGCGACGGCTGGGAAATGGCTGAGTCGCACATGAAGTCGGTCGAGAATGAATTTAAGTGCGCTGAAAAGCGTTTCCTGAAAATGATCCTGCGGATCTTGCGGGATATGGTGGGAACGAAGCTGACACTGAAAGACGTGGAAGCGAAATTCTCCCGCCGAAATTATGATAATCTCCAGACCAAGAGCCAGGTTCTTGTGTCTATGTTGAATAATCCGAAAATTCATCCCTATTTGGCATTTACTCACTGTGGTCTGTTCCTCGATCCTGAGAGCGCATATCTCCAGAGTAAAGCCTGGTGGGAGGAGAATGAGCAGAAAGAGATCGACGATATGCAGTCCTATGTGAAGTCTCTGGGTGATGACGATGACGAACCCGTACAGTAAGACGGATAAAGTGATCGCGTACCTGAATAAGCAGTACATGAAACTGTTTCGTCAGGTAACATCATTCGACGAGCTGAACGTGATAAGCGTGTCCCATGAGATTTACGAGGAAGTTCTGCGGATCGTAGAGCAGGAGGCAACCCGGCTGGTGAAAACCGTGTACGATAGCTACCGCGAAGCGGCCACGATCGCCAGTGAGGATGCCCACTCTTTCGTGCTGCTTTTGTTGCTGGCCTATAATCCGGTGACAAAATATGTGTTCAAGAATGAGCTGGACAGAAAGCGATCCCGTTTTGCCGAGGGCGTTATTGCTAGTGATACTCCCCGCGAGGAAGTCGAGCTGGCGAAGCGGCTGCTGGCTGGGATGAACAAACAGCTCCTTGACGATTTGACCTTTGACACCGTTGTTCTGGCCTACAAAGACGATGGGGTTGAAAAGGTTCGCTGGATTACAGCCCCGGACGATAGACGGTGCGCGGAGTGTAAATCCCGGCACAACAAGATCTATCCGATCGACAATATCCCTCCGAAGCCCCACCTACACTGTAGGTGCTATGTCACGAAGGTTCGAGGGAACGAGGAGGGCCAGGTATGACCGAAGTTCGCTGCCCGAAATGCGGGAAGCTACTGGGGTATTTCACCGGCAGCGGTGAAATCTTGTGTCCGCGCTGCCGCAAGGATGCGGTGGTGCTGTTTGACACCGAAAAGAAAATTGTAAAAATTCGAGCGTCTTGAACGCCTTGATCCCGACGGGGATTGAGGCGTTCTTTTTGTTTCACGGGCAGAGAAGCCCTAAATCGCAAAGGTGAGAGAACACGTTAAAACGCAGGAGGAATTACACATGGCAAAGATTGATATTTCCAAAATCGAAGGATATGCGGATATGACAGCCGAGGAAAAGCTGGCAGCGCTGGAGGCCCTGGATCTCCCCGATCCTGATTATACGGGTTGGGTGAAAAAGGACATTGCCGACAGGTATGCAAGCGAGGCGGCTGGTTATAAGAAGCAGCTCCGTGAGCGCATGAGCGAGGACGAAGCGGCCAAGGTGAAAGCCGATGAAGAACGAGCTGAGATCCTGGCAGAACTGGAGTCTCTGAGAGCAGATAAGGCGATCGGTGAGTACACCACTCAGTTTATGAGCCTGGGCTATGACGAGACGCTGGCGAAGTCTACTGCTGCTGCGATCCAGAAGGGCGACATGACCACGATGTTCAAAAACCACGCGAAATTCGTCGTGGATCGAGATAAGGCCATGAAAGCCGAGCTGCTGAAAAATACTCCTGCCCCTCCTGCTGGCGATGGGGCTGGAACCGTGAGCAAGGCTGATTTTAAGAAAATGAGTCTGCTTGAAAAACAGAAGTTTGCTACGGAGAACCCGGAGCAATACAAGGCACTTTACAAGGAGGACTAACAAATGGCACACCAGATTTATGAAAATTTCGTGCTTGCGAATGAGATCGAAGATCAGTACAACTCTCTGCTGGATCTGGCTCGTTTCTGTACCGTTGATAATTCTTTGGTCGGCGTTCCCGGCATGATTAAGAAGATCAACGTTTATTCTGCCACTGACGGCACTGAGAAGCTGGCTATGGGCGCTGGCAACACCAAGGATATCGAAGTTTCCTACTCCGAGAAGGAATACGAGATCCTGCTGGCTCAGAACCGTTTCAAGTATTTCGACGAGCAGGAAATGACCGATCCTATGGTCGTTACCACCGGTATGCGTCACATGGCAACCGATATGTTCAAT